CGCAAATCCACAAATGAAACGCGCGAAACACCTTTCCTAAAACCCGAACACAGGGTATACAATGAATTGAATCGACCGCTGAGGAGGGTATCCGAATGGTGAGGAGACTGATTCGAAATCAGTTGCCCCGCAAGGGGTTGAGGGTTCGAGTCCCTTGCCCTCCGCTTTGTAAGTCTTGATAGCACGCCAAGTTAGAGAGAAAACGCACTAGACACCTTTGATATCGCCAGTTGCCACTTGTTCAGGTAGTGCCAATAGAAGTGCCAATACCTTCGATTTCCCGTAATTCTCGGGCAATGTCGTCGGAATCAATTCGGACGTAATACTTCATCGTCGTGGTGATCGACGCATGACGCATCAGCTTCTGTAACAGCGCTGGCTTCACCTTCATGGCCCAGCGACTACCGAACGAGCGCCGCATGTCGTGAGCGCTGGCGTACTTCTTTTTCTCTCCATCGTCACCGACGACGACATCGGCCTTCTTGCCAATGGCAGAGAAAATCTTGCTCACCCTGGATAGCGTAAACGGCTTGCCACCCTCAGCAGGGACAGGAAATACCAGCCCGTACCTATCTATTGGATCGGTGGCTAGCATCCACTCGGCAAAGTCTGGCGTCAGTGGCAAGAACTCACTCTTCCGAGACTTTTGAGCGCTGGCCAGAATCCGCAGGCGGGGGAACTCGCCAGTCAGATCAACAGACATGGGTGCGGAACGATCCCACGAAAGGGACATCGCTTCGCCCAGCCTCAAACCGCTGTACCACAGTCCCCACAGCATCTTTGGCCAGCACGCCTCAGGACGAACCGATTCGCAGGCGTCAATCATGCGCTGAAACTCAGCCAGACTGATTGGCGAACCCTTTACCCCATCGTCATTGGAAATCTTGGGGAACGTGATATCAGGAACTTTGTTGAGCAACTTCTGTTTGACTGCCCAAGAGAGCGCCCAACGAATATGCCTCAAGTGGCAAGCGATGGACGTTTCCTTTAGCCCGTCCTTACGCAACAAGTTCTGTAGCCTGGATAGCATCGGTGCGTCAATGCTGGCCAGCCTCAGGCGTCCCACGTCTTCACCTGGCGCAATCTTGGGTAAGTGCCCGAATGCCGACAGCAACGCCCCCTGCGTCTTCACAGCAAGCGTAGGAAACATCTCTTGTTCTACCCGAACCTGGAACGCTTCCCACGATAGCTTGCTCTTGGGTTGGTACAGCCCTTCGAGTAGCTCACGTTCCCAGTTACCTGCGAACCGCTCAGCATCGCGCATGCTCGTACATTTAGTTGAACGCTCGACGCGCTTACCCGATACCGGATCGTCGTAGTAGGCGAAAATGAACTTGCGTCCAGAACGTCTGGACACTTTCACGGAAATCTCACTCATAGCAAACCTCCCTTGAAAAAGGAAACTAACGACTTGGCGGTTGACACCCCGCCTTATTGGCCCATTCAGCCCACGTGGCTTTCCTCGTCAGAGACAGGACGTTCTTCGTCTTCACCGTCATCCGATTGCGACTCGCCACACTGGGGACAATCCCAATCGTGACGCGAAGGATCGAAGCCCAGTCCATCGAATTCCTGTTCTGAGTCATCATGTTCCCAGCCAAGTTCCGCAGAACGAAACTCAGCGCCACAACAGTTGCACACGTACATCATTCTTCTGTCTCCCGTTAACGTGAATACTCGGACACTTCTACAGCCAGCCGATGCTTCTCACCGTTTACGAACGTCTCGTCATCGACTGTTACATCACAGATTTTCAACGCCCTCGCGAGTGCTTCAGCGCGGCGCTTGGATGCTGCGCCCGCAATCTGCACTACTACCACATATCCGCCTTTTAGTGTCGGTTCAGGGGCAGGTGTGGCGCGTTCCATCTTGGCCCGTTCATCCGAACCAGCCTTTTCGGCATCCTTGTTGAACCGCTGGACGAAATACTCGCCCATCCTCTGTCCTAAATCTTTGTCGAACACTCTGACGCGCTTGCGCCCCTTGTAAACGACGACATTCACCCGGGCCTCTGGCTTGAAGTAGCTAACAAGCTTCACGGACATGACTGACTCCTTGTGGAAAACAGGCTGGGACATCCAGCCAACGTGCGAGAGTCTAGCGAGTGCCCTAAATCTTGTCAATATGTTTTTCTTAATTGACTTATAACTTCTGACAACTATTGACACCGACTGATATTCCACGAAAAAAGCCGCAGGCCCGATCAAGTGGTAGAAAGTGCTGAACCAGCACCGCGCAGCCTCACGACTGCGCACACTTAATCGGGCTTGCGGCCCTTTGCTTCAAGTTGTTGGTTCAGTGGGTTTCTACGCCCGATCCTTAATTAAAAACCATGTCCACCCCTCGTGTCCAGTTGATTCGCGTTCCCCCGAAAAAAACGCAGAAATTTCAGAAGTACCAAAATCAATGTGTCTCACGTCTCTGGTTTCACGCAAAACGGCCATCAGTTTGCCAAAATCTCGTGGCGTGCGTACTCTGAGGCGTCCCAGAAATCTGGACTATTGACAGCAACCGATAGTCACTCATGGCCCTCTGGCCAGCCCGCTGGACACTCCTATCGTTTCGGTGGCCGCACGTTTTGCGGCGAATCGAAACCCTTTTGTGAGTGAGTGAATCATGGAAAGTCAGATTGAGCAGGCGGAACGTCTCAAGACGCTGTTGCTGGAGATCGAAGCCATTGCCTTGAGGGCGAACGCGGAGATCGAGAAGCTTCCAACAGCGGATGATCTAAGCGAACTGGAAGGATGCTTGAGAGGGATCGAACACAGCGCCAAGAACGCTGATACGGAGATCGAACGCCTTCCTTGTGCCGACGAACTGGACGAGTTGGCCGACAAGCTCGAAGAGATGGCAGGCAATGCCTACTCGGCCAAAGAAGCGATTAGCTAAGGTTCGTCCCAATCGCCCCGCCGAATTGTTCGCGCGGGGTATCTTTATCCTTTGGAGTTCAGATATGAATATTGTTCCGGTTGTGCTCAAAAAGCTTGGGAAAGAGCACGAAACTTTTGAGTTGGTTGAATGTGTCGCGATTCCCAGTACGGGCGACAAAATATTCGACGAAGTATCGGACACGCTGTATCAAGTTGAGAGCGTTGGTTTTCAGTTAATGAATCACAGCAAAAGCGAGGCAGGAAATCGAATGTGCTCGCCTGTGGTGTACCTGGAAGCTGTCGCCAGAAAGCGGGAAAAGAAAGGCCCTAATCCAGAGTAGAAGTGCGGCGGAGACCAGAACCGAGTACACTGGGCAGGCAAAGGAGGGCTCTTTGCCATGCTCAAGTATATTGTCTTCGCAACTCTCGGCTTAGCCAGTGCCACCGTATGCGGCGCACCAATCGTTGTAGACCCCGATTCTTATGCGGCTGGGACCGACATCAGCAATGGATTTGCTGGTGTGTCCCTGTCGCTTTACGATCCACCCGGCGCGTCCGGCTTGCCGCCTGTCGGCTCGTCCATCTTTTCGCGGGAGACTTCGATTCCCGTTGCAGGCAACCGCACGTTCAGCTTCCGCACCAATGACGGAGACTTGCGACCAATCTTTGTGCTGTTCCTGGAGGGACTGAGGGCCGACTTCTCAACTGCTGTTGGGTTTGTCTCCATCGACTTCATTACGGATGACTCGTTTGACCCCGGAACGCTTCAAGCATTCGACCTAAGCGGAAACCTGCTTGAAGAGGCATTCACGCCCGGCGCAGTTCCCTTTGGTGGCGTTGAGACTGCCACGATTAGCCGATCCCAGAACGATATCGCTTACATTCTGGCTGGCGGAAGTGGAACCCAGGGAGTCTATTTGGACAACCTACAGTTTGAGGTTCTTGAATTGCCAACAGCGGTTCCTGAGTCTTCGTCGGCGTTGATTTGGTCGCTCGTGATCTTTGTCGCAGTTAGTCGTTCGCCGCAGCGTCTATCACGGCAATTAGCCAGACTATTGGGGCGAGAAGCAGGCCGATACAAAAGACAAATATCAGCGCGATAGAGACGACCCAGCTAATCATCAAGACGATGCCAAGCGCGGTCTTTCCTTGCACAAGTTGGCCGACGCCGGGAAAGAGAAAGATGTTCAACAGGACAGCAAGCCCGCGATTTGACGAACGTTGCTGGTGAACGATCACGTTAGTCTGAACAATCATTTGTGGCGCAGATTGTTGCGGCTGGCTTAGCATCAGCGCCTGATGTCGTTCAGTCATCAACTGTTGATGTCGTCTAGCCTGCAACTCTTCGTGATCGGCACGGGCTTGCTCCTGTTGTCGTAGCTGCCTTTGCTCCTCGACTCGGATCAATTCCTCTTGCTGCTTGCGTTCAGCCTTTTCTTGCAATGCCAGTTCGCGAGTTTGCCGCTTCGCTTCGGCTTCGTTTTTCTTCTGAGATTCGCGCTCGTTCCGGCCCTTCTCCACAATTTCAAGGCAAGTAGGAATCTGCCGAACCTCCAACCACTTACTCTTGGTTCTTGTTTCGCTCATCACTTTAGACTTGGCGGTTACAGTTCCGTCTCGCAACAATCGCGCAAAGTCAGGTTCGGCGATTGGTCCAATAACTTGATCTTCGGACCAGCCGGACTGTACGTAGTGCCAGAAATGAGCGTTCATATCGCGCCAGTATTAGGGGTACGTCAAATGCTCCCCAATCATACTAGACGCGCCTTGGAAATGCAACTAGATTTTTGCATTAACCCAACGAGCACCGACACCCGGCCCGCTCGGAAGCCGGTAGCGAAGGATCGCCTGGATACTTGGCGGGGTGTCCCCCAACATCGAACGTCCCGCCAACTGGAATGACCGAACCTGCTAGCGCTTGGTGGGAGGGGCGGACTCGATCATCTCCACGGGTCTGCCACGTTACCGATTCGCCGCGCTCTTCCGCACTGGCAAGCGCCCCGACATTCAGCGCCATGGTTGTTTCGGCTGTGGCAATCGTCTGTGCGCGTGTCTTGGTCGCTTTCAGTTTCTCTTTGATCGAGGCGACGATTTCTGCAACGGACTTGCCATCGGCTACCCCTTGGGTGATTTCCTTTTGCGCCGCGTCTACTCCCTGCGCCGCAATGTCTGCCCAATACCCTAGCGCCTTAATCGTGTCCCAAACGGTTTTCAGTGTGGCTTTGAGCGCACTGGACAGCGCGCCGAGAATGCGCTTGCCAACCTTGAATATCTTCTTGCTCGAAGCCTGATACGCGCCAGCGGCCATGATTCCCAGAATGGATTCTTCCACTGCGTCAATCAGCAGTTTGGTTTCGGTCGCTATGTCTAGTTGCTCGCCAGACTGGTAAGCCTTGAGAATGCGTCTATTCTGTTTGCGCAAGTAGACTCTCAGCACCTTCGCCAATTCTCGCTCGGCGCGTGCGTGCAACTTTAGCCAGGCGTCAGCCATTCTTTATCGCTCGACCTAACGACTTGAACCGCTTCTCAGTCGAGAACGTGTCACCACCCTTAACTGGTGGCAAGCCTAGAAATGCTCGGCGCTCGTTGCGTGTCGTGTCAGTCTTACAGAGCGCCCACTTCTTGAGCGTCATCTCTTCATCGTCTGGAATCGCTTCCTCAAAGTAGATGACGAGTTTTTCGCCATTCTTGGCAAACATCGGCCCAAGGAATGCCGTTAGCGCTTGGCTCACCAATTCCAGAACTGGGTTAACCGTGTTGTCGTAGAAGATGCGGCGTGCTTCGTAACTCGATGCGCGGTTGGCGTCCTTCGCCCCCAGCAGGATTTCGCTTACCGAGTAAGCGTAAAGAATCTGCTCTTTCGTCAATGACTTGGATTCGAGAAATGCAAGTTCCTTCGGCGATAGCGAAAGTTGTTTAACGTCTTCGATCATCCCGTCCAGCAGAAGCGGCGTGCCCATCTGGCTGACGCCGGTCCAATACCGCTGGATATCGTCCGTAAACTGCTTGCGCTGCTTCTTGGTGGCGATTGGTATCGTGCCCGGCCCACCGCTGGGGTCTGGGATTCTGCCGATCTTGAACGCGAGTCCTGGAAACTGGCCTTGCTTAAAGGTGCGCCAGTGCGCCTCCGAAATCGCTTGATCGGCTACAACCGCGTCTGCGATAGCGGAAACGGTAGACTTGAAGCCCCACGGGTCGGATGGATCGGGGAGGTAACTGTAGACAACCTCATCGCCTGGAATATCGAACGTAGAAGCCTTGCCAGGAATGCGAATCGTCCAAGAGGCTCGGTCTCTGTCGGCGTCGTCGATCCAGTGTGACGGGATCGGGAATATCTGGAGTTTGTCCGACTTACCGTCTGTCGTGATCCACAACAAGGAACGCCCGGTGAGTTCAAGCGATGAGACAATAAAGTATTTGAGCGTAAAAGCTGTGCCCAGCGCCCAAGGGTCTTCGAGCAACTCCAAGATTGGGTGATTAGGCAGTGGCTCTAGGTTCTCACCAACACCCTTGAGGTGAGTTGGAACATAGGATTTCGTGCGAAACTTAGTTGGCTTGTCTTGAACGCGGGCCACTCGGAGCGGTTGACGGGCGCAGCGAGTGGCGATTCGATTGACTGCCGTATAGACGTAGCCACGAAATGCGGCCAACTGATCGCGAGCGCTGTCACAACTGGCACGTTTTCCCGTAATCGCTTCGGTTGCCGCATCAGTCAACGACGAGGGGAGCGCCGAAGGTTGAGACGCTTTAGTGCGCGCAACTTCCATCATCTTGCAGGTGTCTTCATGTTCCCTGCGTAATGCATCCCGCAACATGGTTAGCCTTTCGCAGTCTTGCGCACGGCAATCGCCTTTTCGGCCTGGACGCGCGCATAATCCCGCTCAATCACCGCAGTCAGGTTTCTCACCTGTAGTTCCATCGCTGCGATGGTATCGTCTCGAATGCGCAGTTCCTGCCTCAAGTCGAACAACAGCGATTCCAAACGTTTGTTCTCGCGCTGGGTGTCGTACTCAGCATATTTGGCAAGCCACATTACTTGCCCTTCTCAACGAGTTTGGTCAGAAGTTCAAGCAGTTTTTCATTTACAGCGGTGCTACGCTCTAGCACTTCGGCCAGCGAAATACCTTTTTCAGGTTCCGGCAGGATGAAGTTCTTGCGCGGCTTGCCGTCATCGACCGGTTTAGGCTTCTCGCCTTCGAAGCTGGCTAGTGTTGGGAGTTCGCCCTTCAAGAGAACCGCATCCCCGTTGTCCACGGCGCGGCGCATCCAATAAAACCAAGTAGATTGAGTCTCGCCGTTGTAGACTTCCTTTTCCGGTGGAAGAGAATTGCTTTTCTCGATCTTGGCTCTGGTTTCACGGTGCTCGGGCTCGTGCAACGGTTCGCGGATATATCGCTCGCCAGTGGATAGGTTGACGCCAATGACCTTTCCGGGCACTGGCTTGGTCCACTTGTCGCCCTTCGCGCGAATCGCCTTGGAATCAATCTCGCGAAAGTTGATATGACCACGCAATGGTTTGCCAACTGGATGAAAAAACAGGCGCGAACCGCGCTTGCCGTGAACTTCGATTTCGACTACTGACATAAAGATTCCCTGTTAGACCAACCCGGCCCAAGGTGAAAGGACAAGCCTTGGGCCGGGAAAGAAGTTGAAAGGTTACGACTTGGCGTCAGGCATAATTGCCGCTGCGTTGGGGTCGATGAGTAGACCGCCATAGCGCCCAATCATCGCCATGCCCTTGGTGTTGTGCGTCAAGAAGTGCTTGCCTTGATCGCTGATGCGGAATTCGAATCCGGCGCGACGATACAGGCGATAGCGCTTCAGGCACACAAAGCCTAAAGTGGAGTTGCCGAGATTCTGGTTGATCTTGTGCGGATAACCAGCGGTGCGGTACGACTGATAAGACTCGACGCCACCAAGTACGGGACGCTGATCGGTTGTCGATACCTGTGGGTCGATTCGGATCAAGCGGCTGCGCTGGTACGACGTGTCATTCGTGATGTATGTTGGGAACCAATTTTGCTCTCGGTACTCTTTGGCAATTCCGAACTGCAAGGCAACCCAGTCTGCGAGCGTGTTTACTGCGCCGGTTCCACCAACGCTGTTGACGGTAACTGTGCCAGACGCGTTGAAAATGCCCTCTGGCTGGCTGGTGCCATCGCCTACGCACACAACCTTGTCTAGCGAGTGCAACAAGGATTGTCCGAACTCTTCAACCAGTTTTTGGCCAAGTTCCGAAACGGGGGTGTCCATTTCCAAGTTCTTGCCCCATTCGATGTAGGCGCGAACTTCGTGGATTGGGATTTCGAGTTCGCCAATCAGATCATCCGTGTCAAACTCGGCAATAGCCGTGCCCTCGTCGATGCCCCAGATAACGGACACTTGACCAAGGGTGGACGTCTTAACTTCACTGCTGCTCGCAGTCCGCAAGTCCACAAACGGGAGGATTTGCGAATGGAGGTACGGATAGGAGATAATGGCGCTATCGTACTGGAAAGGTACTAGACTCTGCCCTCCCGATGTTGCATCTTCCAGCAGCGTTTTGCGGTTGAGTTTGAGTTCGTCGATGGTTGCACGATCCACCCACGCGTTGTTCTTCATCGACCCACAAAAATACTCTTCTGCGTAGAGTTCTTCCACGAGTTGGCGCTCGTGCTCGTTGACGGAGGGAATCGAAAGTCCCATGTCTTTTAGCGCCGTCGAATTGCCTGGAGAATTCACGTAGTGCTTCATCCAAGCGCCGATCATGGCGAAATCCTTTTCGCTTGGAGTGCGAACCATTTCGCCGAAGGTACACAGGGGATCGCGAGTGCCCGGTTTCGTTACAACCCTAGATTCATTGTTGTAACGCTCGGACGCCTTCTTGACGCGAATCTGCGCCCCAGCGCCGCCGGTGTCTTTGCCCATTTCTTTGTTCAAGTCTGCAAGGGTAGCCATATCAAATTCCGTAATTTCTAAGAGTTGTTCTTTGGTAAGCTGCCCATGCGCAAAGGCCAAGGCAGTTTTTGAGAGGTAGTATTCGTCAGCCCCGTCAGCATCAGCCAACTGGTTTTCAACGAGATAGCGCTTGAGGCGCTCGATAGTCGGCTTGTCGGTAGACGCAACGATAGTTGCAACGGCCCGATCAAGCGTTTGGGTTGCGAATCCATTGGTGAGGACTTCGGCCACCGTATCAAGTGACGCGTTCGCAGGCATTCCGCACTTTATGTTGAGTAAGGCGCGAACTGCCGAGTTGATCTTATATGTGCCCATTTGGGATATTTTCTTATGCCCAGCCAACTCCGAAGAATTGGCCAGGCGCGGGAAGCGTTAATTCAAAATCAGCGGTCTCGACAAAGGAGATTCTTGCGCCAGGAAGAACCGTTTGGCCGCGAATACTGCATTGAGTAGTCCGGCCAGGGTGTCGCCGTGGTGCGTGCCTTCGCCTTTGTTGTTCTTGGGGCTAATCAACCGATACCTGTTGCCCGATTCCACCAATTGGCAGTTGGCTAAATCGGCAATTAGTTCGGACTGCTCGTAGAGATCGAGAAGGTCATTTTGAAATGCCGAGAACAGCGCCTCTGCCATCAGTTCTTGACGCTGGCTGGTCTGTGCAATCGCTTCAGCTTCGAGCCCGCTCTTTCGCAATCCTTGCGCTAGCTGCTCTGTTTGCGAAGAATCACAGTCCAGCGCGGCCAATCCTAGCCGCTGGTGGATTTCCAGAATTTCCCGCTCTACATTTTCAATCTGGACTCTGCCCGTTGGTGAGTCCCCTGGTTTCCAGACTGCCACGTGTACTAAACGTAGTTTTCCGGTCCCTGTATGAATTATCTGCTTGGACTCTGCCTCGGGGCAATCGTCTAACCACCAATACCGGTCTTTATCCGATTCGTCTTCCTCAACAACTTCTTCGACGTAGCCAACGTGCTTGCCGACAATGACGAGCGCTGTATCGTCACGACGAACGCCAACGTCCAAGCCGCCGACATAGACCCAACCTTGCTCGCGAACGAATTGCTTTGGTTCCTCGATGCGCACAATACGTTTGATTTGGTCGGGGTCGAACGCATCGCCCATCCCAGAGGTTGGCCAGACACCCCAGAACAATCGTAGAAAGCGAGACCTGGTTCTACATCGTCGTTCTGCTTCAGCTAGTTCGGCTGCCGATATCCATGGCGCGGGTTGGGCGTATTGGAGAAATGTCCAACGCTCGGACGTTCTCGCAATCTCTCGCCAGCGCCACGCGTCAGTGTCTTGGAATCCTGCGTTCGTCAGAACCACCACAAGCCCATCAGGGACTTTTGAGGCATTATCCAGCAAATTCTCGCAGAATTCCCACTTTGTAATGGCGTGAACCTCGTTCAATATGAGCAGGTCCGGTTTAGCCCCATGGCTGGATGCTACATCGGTTGCGATAATCTCGATGTCAACCAGTGGACCAACGATCTTGTGGTTGTTGATTGCGACAACATCTTTGCCAGCGTGAGCGAACAACTTGGGGTTGAAGTGGACCCAGACTTTAGCGGATTTCACTAATTCGTTGGCTTGATCTTGGTCGGCAGCCCCCACCTGGACCGTTAGCGGACGACGTGAGAATCTTGCAAGCCAGAGAACTAGCGCGGCAGTAAGATCGTCCTTCGCACTCCCTTTCGTGCCCTCAACCCAGACTCTTTGCGCCGTCGGAATCTCGCCCTTGGCAAGGGAAAGGAACGCTGGACAAAGAACGTCTAGCCACTCTTTTTGGTGCGGCGCAAGCACTTCCCCAAATCGCTCTTTACCTTCTGGGGTGCGGAAAATTAAATTTTCGACGAAGCAGCGTGGGTCGGTGGACAGTTTGGTAAATGTGGCTCTCGCCCGTTCCCGCTTACTTGTCAAAACTACAATTCCCTCTTAGAGAAGCGAATAGGTGCGATAACTTTGCAGCAATTGCATTGCCTCAGCAGGCAGAGCGCCACCGCCAAGGTATGCATCCAACTGCTTTTCGCCGGTGGTGTATTGGTACTTACCAAGTTTCTCAGATAGTTTGGGTGCGCCCGATATCTTAGCGGATTCAAACGCCTTTTTGATCGTGATGAGGGTTGCGAGGGTGAGAGCGCCGCCTTCATCGCCCACTAGCTGTTCTGCTGACATACCCCCGTAGTATTGGACTCGCACCGAACGCGGGACGTCTGGCCATGCGGTAGTGCGGTAGATAATGCCAGTGTGAGACAGGCCGCTTTCGTCGCAGTCCAACCAATAATTGGTTCCCAGCGTTAAAGTGGTGTCAAACGCTGTTGATGCTTGGCCAGCTTTGGCGGACGAATCGACACTAACAGTCAGGCCGACGACGCTTACTGGAGTGTTCTGGAGTTGTAGCGCTTGGTAGCCGCCCCACGAGAACTGAACCCTGTCGTTTACAACGTCGATATCAGCGTCCACTAGGTTTCGGTCGTAGATTAGGCGCTCGCGGCTAGGAAGTAGCTCCGTAATCAACTTGATTTCGCAAGCCTGCTCTAGCCAGCGTTTCACGGCGCTTTCAGCCAAGGGGTGAACAAGATCTAATAGCGCGTCATCGGCGCTAGAAATGTTCTTGTGTGCCAGTCGTAGGTAGACGAGGATTTCAGCGCGAGAACAGATCATAGATAACGCCCGATAGCTGGTTTGATGTGATCTTGGACGATCTGGGAAAGAGTGGCCTTTTCTTCTTCCATTGTGCGCCGTGCAAAGGGACGCGGTGCCATGTTGACCGTTCCGAACTCAAGATGAATTGCGTGCTGTGCCCTCATTACGACGCGCCACGAGAGGCGTTTGAGATCGGCAACCGCTGTTGTGGTGTCATGGAGTTCGCCTGTGTCCATGTGGGGGAAGTTTCCAGGCAATGAACGCGGTGGGCCTTGCGTGCCTAGATTCTCTTGCAACTTCGCTTTGAGATGGAGCGCAGCGGCCTTTACGCCACTTTCAGCGCCTTCGCGCATCCCACGCTCGATCTTGTCACCATTCCAGGTGACTCTGGCCACTGTTCTTGCCATATCTTAATTATTCGCAAACTTAATCGGATTCGACGTAACTTAGGTCTGTCTCCGAGTACATCGGCAATTGATATTCGCGCGATGCTTGCCACTCTGCCATGCCCTTTCGGTGCTCGTGGCGCTGACCATAGGTGTGTTCTATTCGTTGATTGTCGGTCCAGACGGACTGGTAGATGTCGCAGCAAGCCTTGATGCGTCTGTCCCACCTTGCCTCTTGTTCCGGCGTGATGTCGTCGTCTAACTCTTTGGCGTCTAACCCATCGTCCGGTAGCGCTATTCCTAACTCGATTAGGCGAAGCGCCGTCCAGTTGTGATAACGCTGGTGGTAGGCAACTGTGCCCGGTTCGTCCTTGAACTTTCTTACCATTTGCTCTCGGGGCAATGTTCGGTGCTCATCTTGGTTTTCTGGCGCAGGTGGCAACCGCACTTGGAACAACGGTTCTTGTCTGTGAGGTACTCGGGGCACTCTCGGCAGATTGCTAGAATCGCTACTTGTTCTTCTTTGCTTCTGATCGGACGCCCAGCGGCAACCCAGCGGATTGTTGATAGGGTGGCGCTTTTCGCCTGCTTGGCCAGGGATGGGAGTTCGCTATCACATTGGCGCACTAAAGTAGGCGTGGTGGTTACTCGGACTGCCTTACAGCGCTTGCAGGTGTGCTGATACTTCCCGGCGGTTTCCACGGTTTCGAAGTCGCAAGTCATGTTGATAACTCGCAGGTAGCCCCAGTCCAGTCGCACGAATCCCCAAACGGTTGCGACGTAAACGGAATGTTCCTTGTGGCTGTGCAATCAATCGGCGCAGCGCCCAAGCCAGACGTACTGAACTGGACTTCGCTCAAATCATCCTTGATTGCAAGAATCTGAATCCCGGTATCGCCCGGCCCTTCTTCCGATTCGCAACCGATGTTGACTCTTAGTTCTTGGAATCCGCAGGGAAGTCCCTCAAACAAACTGAACGTACACTGCCCAGCGAACACGCTCTCGTCTCTTGGAACCTCAAACGTCTGATTCCAACCGTTGCACGTCCCGCAAGAGTCATTCACTACGCCATCGAAAGTTACAAGGATGTAACTGCGAAGCGGCAAGCAGCAATCACACTCGCCAACTTCTTCGCAGCAGCAACCCGGTGGGATTCGGCCTTCACTGTCTAGGATCGCTGATTTTATCGCTCCATCGTCGCCTTTTAATATGTTGCCGTTGATCGAGAGGACTACCGATTCGCCCGGCTCACCAACCGGCCCATCGTCATCGCAGTCAACAATCGTGCGCCAAGTTGGACACCCGCCAACCAAAGACAGCGATCGATGCTTGCTCGCGTCGAAGTTGTCGATGTCGTCAACGCGCTGTGGGAATCTGCCATCACACTCAGGCGGTGAAATGCTAGCGCTTTGACTGGATTCACTCAGGCTGCTATCGCTCGAACTTGTCGAACTGGAACCGCTTGAATCTGATGAACTGTTGGAACTCGAACTGCTCGAACTGTCGGAACTGCTCTCGGACGATCCAGAGGATTCGGAACTTGGGGACGAACTGCTATCGCTCGATTCTGACGAACTGCTCGAACTTGAACTACGGGAACTGCTAGACGAACTCGAATCGCTGGAATTGCTGCTGCTGCTACCCGATACGCTACTGAGACTGCTGCTAGACGATGAACACAGCCCTTCCGCCCAGGCCATACAAGTGAACCATTGGCCTGTAAGGTGATAGCACCACCCAACCGCACCTTCTGGGATGTAGCTCTCTTCGCCCTCAAACAGATTGAGAACGCAATCGTCTGGCCCTTCACTCTCGTCTAGGTAACTGATTTCTGGTGTTTGCGAACCAGCTTCTTCTAGGTACTCAATCCGAACAAACTTGATTGGGTAGACGTTGGGACACGTTCCAGGGATGGGATAGCTACCATCATCGACTGTTACAAAGTGGCGAACTGTTCTAGCCCACAACGGCAGGACATGGCCAGATTGCCACACACAGGGGACGAGATCATCGTCGTCGTAGGGCAGATCGTAGAACAGAGACGCAGTTATCTGGACTTCGTGCGCGTCTTGAGGCTCGCCAGTGCTAGGATCGTAGAACGTTACCACAGCAGCGCGATTGCGATAGTCTGAGGAACTCTGGACGCCTACAACTTCGCCCAAGCGAACCCAAACGACTTTTGAAAAGTGCTGGCGGTACGATCCATGAAAGTCGGTGGCGTGGTAGCAACCAGCGTGGCGACTTTTGGCTTCAATTGCACGGCGCATCTCGTCCAGGCGTTCTGCCGTTATTTCATCGCCTGCTTTCCAGCGGTGCATCAGGCGTCCTTTCAACTTAACTCGGAGTCATGTTGGAGACGTGATAGGACGACAGGTTTCAGTCGATACCACGCTGATGTAATTCCGTGAATGAACGCACGAGCGAACACAGGCGTAAACTCTTTGGGAACGCCAAAGCGGGCCATGTGCTCGTGCATTTCCACGGGATTCAACTCATTGAGGATCAACTCACCGCTGGCAGATGAGATGTGCTCAAGTTGCTCAGCCGTGGCGCAGGCAAGCGCCCACTCTCGACCGGCTTGGTTGCCGAACTTCTCAGATAGCGTGATAGCTTCGTCGTAGTAGGCGATAGCTTCTCGCTTTTCAGGCGTAAGAAAGGACTTGTGGCCACTGTCGTCGTACACAACGGGATTCGCGGCCAACAGTCGCTCGATAGCGTACTCTTGCAGGTCTTCCATGACTTTCCTTTCGGCGCTTCCTGCGCCAACATGACTCGGAGTTATGTTGTTAGCGGGACAGAACTCGTTGGACTTGAACGTGATTCCACTGCTTGCCACGACGGGTGGTGTGGCCCTCGTCATTCAAGCGCTGTGCGATGCTGGCCAGCGGTAAGCCCTCATTTCGCCACTCTTCGATCATGGGCCGGATATCTTCATAGGCTTGGTCAGCGCGCTGACGGATAACCTCTGCCGAACGCTTTGCCCCACGCTTACGACCGGCAACAGTGAGATTGCGACACTCGGGACGGGATGCACCCAACTTTGTGCCTCTGGCTTTGGCGGCTTGGAGCGCGGCCTTGGTACGCTCGGAGATTGCTTTAGCTTCGGCTTCGGCGACAGCGGCAAGGATATGGACAGTTAGTCTGTTGGCGTGGGGATTGTCGCACGCAATGAACTCAGCGCCTGATTCCATGATCGTCGTGAGAAAGTGCAGGTTACGCGCCAGCCGATCCAGCTTGGCAACCAGCAGCACTGCCTTGCTCCGCCTAGCATGGCTTAGCGCCTTCGCCAGTTCGGGACGATCCGACAGTTTGCCCGATTCGACTTCTCGGTATGTGGCCAGCAGCTTAGCGCCGGTTTGCGCCAGATAGGCCCTTATCGCTTCTTGCTGTCCTTCGAGCCCCAGGCCAGACTTGCCTTGTTTCTGGGTGCTGACGCGAATGTAGGCGATGACACGTTGCGGGACGTTGGCAACCACTTTGCGTCTCCTTTTGCTTGGTGCTTTCTTGTTCGGCATAACTCACCCTAGCATTGTACAAATACTTGAACGTCCAATCAAGCATTTGTACTATTGAGACTCGTGGATTTCGTCAAGAAAATCTGATGGTTCGGCGCTCAAGTCGAGCGCCTTTATCGCTTTATCTCTAGCATCGCAAGCTTTCGCAACCCACGCGCTGTGTTCGACCCGCTCGGACGGCTTGAATGTGTCATAGGACTCTTCCAGCCAGTAGGCGCAACGCATACCGTGGCGAGCCCACTCAACCGCTGTATTGACGAGAGCAGCGTCCAGCACCCCAATTTGGCCCTTGGTGTTCAACACTTCGTCTTCGAGTGCGCGACGAAAAAGATTGAGTTGCTTGGATATGTACCCTTGGCCGGGAAGGTTGTTGCCGGGCAGGAACAATCCGTGGCGAAACCGCTCGCGTCTCTCTTTGTTGGTGGGAGAGTCTGCGGTGTCGGCGGCGTCAATCGGGAATTCGTCGTCTAGTGGTTCGTCCATGAACGCAACTCGTTATGTGGCAAGGAGTGTCTTGCGGGGCGCGTCAGCAGCAACACCCCTAAAGGAATTATACGCGCGGTCGAGACGCGAAAGCGGTCGGAAGTGCATGCTTGATTGAGCACTAATCGGTGTGTAGCATGGGACAACCCCACCCTTTGGAGAGTCGTTATGTTCAGCCTGCTCATTGCTCTGTCACTTGTCGGTCAAATATCTGGCCTTGGGCGTTCGATTCAAAGCGGCATCAACAATGCTGACTATTCGCCCGAAAAGCGCCTTCCGTGTGACATTCCGATTCCTGCAATTGACGTGTCTAAGCTAGAGGGAACCAAGGAAACCGAGCCCTATTTGGCGGCATGTGCCAAGGAACGTGAACTGCAAATCCAGACGGAGCAGAACAACCTTACAAGGATGCTAAACAACAGAAGAAGTGATCGCGGAAGTATTCAAAGGCTAAGAGAGAGGCTGCTGCAACTGGAAAGCTCGCCCCCTTTAGCGTTTGTTCCTAAACTACGAGCGCCGTTAGAGGTCGGAAAAGTGGGTGCGCCGATGCGAATAGATGTAGCTCAAGTCATCGACGACAAGAATATGCATGCAGAGTTGCTCTTGGACACAGGTGCTGCGCCCATCACGGTGCGCGTGAACTTAGAGGCAAACGGCGCGATCGACGGGGAAAGAGTTCGCCCGTTCCCAATGGAGATTACCGGCACCAAGAAATACATCACGACAAATGGTGCGGTGGCCACGATCTATACCGCCAAGCCCGTCAATTTAGCGCCGATCAAAGAGTTGACAGACAAGGCGATTGTGGCCGCAAGAACTCGGGAATGGAAATCTGGCAAGTACAGCGTTGTTGCGGAGTTTGTGAAGCTGGAAAAGTTCACTGTCACCCTGAAAAAGGAAGATGGGAGCGAGATTGATGTGCCCCTGAACAAGCTCTCAAGGGAGTGCCAATCAGCCGCGAGAGAATTTGCGGGGAAGTGACCCAACTTACCTCCCAATCGCCTTTCTGACTTGCTCAATTATTTCATGGTGGTGATCGTCGATAGCACCTCTCGTTGTCCGGTCGATGTAGTGCGTCCAGTGTTCTGGAGGCGTGTTCTTGGCCCATTGTTTCAGGTCTAAGTTTGGGGCTTCGATCTTCAAGGACTCAGCCGCCTTCAGCGTCAGACCGTCTAGGTCTAACTCCTGCTCGATCTGCTCTCGGATGGTGGCGTAAAGTTCGGTCTCAAGCGTGTCCTCGGCTCGCTCTTGGATTGTCTCGGCTGGCGGGATCAGTTTCTTGGCCACGCCAAAGTGGTTCAGTTTGTCCTCAATCCACTGTAGGAATGCCATCGGGTCGGCTGAGAGGGCGTTGAGTTCGATCCGCTGACATTTGGTGTAGATCGTTTTGTACTTGCCGTTTTTGGTTACGACTTGCTGCTTCTCGCCTGTCCAGTATTTGCGCTCTACTTCGCCCATTGGGACATGGATTCTCTTTTTCCGAGGGAAGTATTCCGTCTCTAGCCCCATATCCAAAGCCTCTTGGACGGACATTCCGGCGTCGATGATCTCGATGTTAAAGTGGTGCGCTCCGGTGTTTTTGCTGAGTGTGCGGGCTATGCTGTAGCCGTCAGGGTCGGCGTCGTGGAAACAGAGGACTTTCATTTTGTGGCCTTCTTGTGCGGCGTCGATCAGTGCTTTGGCGGCGCGGACTGCGTACCCTTCGCTTGCCATGATGGCGCAGTCATATCTTTCGGCGATGCGACCCAACTCAAACTTTGTCAGCAGTCCCTTCTTTTCCACGTACAGGATTGTCTCATAGAGGTGTAGCGGGATTCGGTATTCCGATACGGCCTTGGTTCCGAGTTCGATCTTCTTGCCGGTGTGCGGCTCCAATAGGTAGCCACGAGCGTCTAGCAGTCGGCCCTCAATGATTCCGTACTCTTCCTCCCACTTATCCACGATCTTGTCGAAATAGCCCTGTTTCAATTCGGCGCTCGTGTACGCCTGGACCAATTCACGTGCAGCATAGTACAGGTCTCGGTTGGAGAATTCGCATCGGCCACCACCAGACGCCTTCTGGATCGCATCTAACATGACGGCGTAAACAGCCAGATTGAGTGGTGTTTTCGCAAGTCGTTCCTCTTTTTTTAGCTGTTGGTATTGCTTGTACCCTTCTGAAATCTCGCGCTCGGCTCGGCGCTGACGCGCGGCGTATTCGTCCGTCACCGACTTGACGCATTTATCTATGGCCACGCGGAGTTCGGCGCTGGGCTCGACCACTGTTTTTCCGTGATCGGTGTAGGTTGGGTTAACCGTCGAAAAGTGCAGCAGAAAGCTAACAGCGCTGTCTTCTAGGCATATCCGCTGCTCCGGCAACAGCCAGTCCAGGCTTCGCACAATCGTGCCGTGGATCGCAGGCGAGAAGTTGCACCCGGTCAGTCGCGGCCCATCGTCCTCTGAGAATGCGGCCTCGACCACGAACGGCAATCCGCGATCATCGACGCCGGAGATACGCTTGTATTTTGTATCCTCGCCAAATACGCGGGTAATGTGCTCGCGTCCGATCATCCCCAGTTGCTCGGGCTTTGGCTGCTTGCCGTGCTTTCGCATCGACGCCAACAGACACTTGGTTTTTTCCCGGTCGAACTTATCGTGGCAGGCCAGTGATGAGAGGCAGGCCCGCTTGAGTCCGGTTTCGTCGGCGACGGACTTGAGCGCGCTGGATCGGGTCAGACCGGCGAACTCCTTCACGAACTCTCGCAAAGGACGATCTTCGCCGCTCTCACGATCTTTGCTGATGCACCTTCCGGCCAGTCGCTCGAATGATTCGATATCGTGCCACGCCGGGGGATCGGGATTGGCTGCTGACCATTTGGGACATTCGTTGGCGGTGCGTTCCCAAGTCTGGCCGTCGAGTGATATCGTCAAGTGTGGATTCAGGGCGGCGTAGCAGTTGCAAATAGTACAAAACGATTCCCTAACTCTGCTTCCTAACTCGCCGGTCACGATCTCGACCGAAGTGCCGATTTGTACTTTTTCGTTTGTCGCCTCATATTCGATTCGCTCCTTTTGCGCGAGTGAGTCCATTCCAACGGCCACCTCGTGCCGGACACCCTGCGCGGTAATGATCGCCTTACCGTTGCTTCCGGCCAGAACGTAGGGAACCGCAATCAAACACTTGCCGGCGTTCCCTTGAGCGCCACGAGTGGGACAGCGGTAGGCTTCGCGGCTGCTGGTCCGTGTCCCGAAATCCAGCATGGCCTTGACGACTTCTGGCGGGATTCCGTCGCCGTTGTCGCGCACGATCAATCCGGTATCGGTGATTTCGACGACGATCTCCGGCAGTCGTCCGATCTCCTCGCAGTGGTCGAGCGCATTGTCGATCAACTCTTTCAGTACGGCGGCGTGAAAGTAATTCCGCGAATAGCCGATCTTCTTGGCCAACTCGTTTTCGCTAAGGAATTCGAGCGCTCTACTGGTGGTGAATGTCTCTCTCATTTTGTCCTTTTCAAACGTTAATGACTAAACTCGGAGTTATGTTGCAGGTTCCCAGGCATCGCCCAATTCGGGGAAATCCCCCAGATATCGCCACTCGGATGCCTCATGCTTTCCAAAGTCGTGTTCCTTTGCCAATCTGATGATGCCCATTTCCTTCAGCGCCTTCAGGACGAAGTTCGCTTGGCTATGGGAGACACCCAGCAGCCTGCCAGCGGTGCGGTTACACAAGTAGAAATTGCCCTTACCAGCGCGGCGCTGTAGTTCGGCACAGAGTTTTACTAGCCAGCGGGCTTGGGCGCTTCGGCAGCGGGACGCACACTCGGGATCGTCGCCTTCCATTGCAGCGCGCCAGGCGTCTTGGATCGGCTCGCAATCCTTGGGAAACTTCACCTTTTCAAGCGCGTCAGAGAATCGGCCATACGCTTCCTCGTAAGGCATCGGTTTGGCAACGGCAGACATCACAGGTAAGGCCCTTTCGTAGAACAAGTCGAAGATCGGGGACAACTCAGATGCGCTCATTGTAGCTAGCGGCGGAAAACTCTTGAGTTCTCTCGCCAGATCGAAGATTTGCCTGTGACGATGCCCAACCCCACTCGGCAAACAACGATCAACAGCGCAATGTAACCGCCCCACATCCACACAAGTCTTACGCAGCAACAGCAGCAAAGAATCTTCGCAGAACCAATTACCTCCTGAGAACCCTGTGGCTCTTGTGGCGTCTGCGTGTCTGTGTAAAGTTGCAGAACTATTTTGCGGATACAGTCCAGCCGCAACAGGATCAATCTCGGGCAAATCCTTGATATCACTGGGCAATGGCCGTAGCCACTGATAGTTGCCCTCTGGGTGCGGACTTGGGGCCACTAAGCAAAAGCAGCCCACGTCTACCCGCAGTTCGCCAAGATGGTGTCCCTCGAAATCGACAGGCAGCGCCCCGTTACCAAACCTACGATTCTTGGCCCGCAACTCAGTGACGTAACCCGGTGCGGTTCGGAACCAGACTTGGCCACCACGCCTAGACTTCGATACAGGTAGTTCATTGGCCAGTGGACTGGCTTTAAGCCACTCGTCAAAAGCGCTCTTATCGTCGAAATCTCGGCACCCGAGATTGCCGGACACTTCGCCCATCAACAACCCGACTCGATAGTCTCGTTTGAACCAGTTGCGAATACTCGATTCGCTGGGGCGTTTGGATTGATATCGCTGCCATTTGACAGCAGGCGTCTTTTCGGTTGGATGGCCAGGGATTACGCACAAACCTTTGTCGTGATAATCCATTGCCGCCGAAAGAATCTTTTCACAAGCATCCTTGCTTTGCCTATAATACAACTGTCAGGTTCCTTTAATAAATGCTCTGGGACAGGACACACTCGCCCGCAGCGCTCGTCACGCTAGCGGGCATTTTTTATTGCTTGTCACATGCATTTCCAGACAGATCGGGTGAGCGCTTGCCACGCCGACTCTGTCATGTCCGGTGATGGGGATACCGCGCCGCGAAAAACACCGTCTGAATACAAGTACGCAAGTTGCGTCTCATGCGGCCTGTAAGGTGTGACTCTTGGATCGAAATCAAAGCTGTCGCCAGAATCGTCCAAGAAGATAATCCAGCCGACTTGGCTACCCAGGACGGGCTTCAGCGCGCGACAAATCGTCTCTCCCACGGTGGTCAGCGGGCCATCGCTAATCAATTCAACCTCGTGCGCGTCGTCCAGTTTCACCTTCTTCACCTTCTCTTGCATTTCCACTTCCTTTTGCTGGGGGGATTAAGACAGTGCTAATTCTTCAACGAATCGAGAAAGGCCAACCAATCCGCGCCTTTGACGAATCGCTTCCGGCCTATTTCGATAACTTGGATATGCTCACGGACGTTGCGCCAGGCATGCTGGCCTAGCCCACAGCGTTTGCGGAACTCTTGAAGCGAATAAGCCTCGTGAGCATTGATGACAGAGGCTGGTTTGGCTGGCCCCTTCACGGCTGGTTTCTTTGGCTGGTTAACAGCTTCCATTTCAGGCTCCGATAACAAAAAAGCTAAGTGGACTCCCCACACACTTAATAGTATGCAATTCGCACCATCTTGTGGTGAGTGCCTACACAAGTCTTGTATTGTTCGTTGTCAATAGCTAAGCTACCGCACCCCCCAATGGTGAGATTAATTCAAGTTATGTTGAAACGAAAAAGGACTGGCCAGCCGAAGCCAACCAGTCCCACAAGTGCCAATGAAAACGCCAATGGAATGGCGCGCTTCTAGGATTTTACTTGAGAAACATGCGGTGTTTTTCCAGGGAATAATGCATATCCGCAACCTAACGCAAATCTAACAGCAGTCTTAAAAGGATTCGAAATCAGTTGCCCCGCAAGGGGTTGAGGGTTCGAGTCCCTTGCCCTCCGCTTCATAAGTCCAAATGACACAACGATTTAAGCCGCCTTCCGTGGGCGGCTTTCTTCGTGTCTGGACAAGGCGTTTTGGTTCGGTGCTATGCCGGTGCTAGGTGGTCCGTCAAACCTAGCACCGCATGAGGAAGGACCCGGCCATGCATTTCCACGAATACCGCACCCTTCGCAACCAATCACTTGGGGCGGACTCTGCAAAGTATCCGGTGGCCAATGCCATCAAGCCCGCCATGAAGCGGATTAGCTCCGCGGAATGGCGAAGACATTGGATTGATGGCTTCACCAAGAAAGGCAACGCAACGGAACTAGATTGGGGAACCGGGACCGCGGCCTTGGCCGAAGACATTTGGGTTGATGAGCAACGGCCCTATTACAACGTGTGGCCCATCGCGGTTGACCTTGCATCCAAAGTGACGTTGGACTTGCATTTTTCCAGCGTGGGCATTGCGTCTTATACGATGTTGCTTCGCTTTCCCAAGGGGCATGAACCGTTTGGTGTCCGCGTGGCGATGATTTTTTGGCCCAAGGATCAACCGTTCATTGTCGTCTTTGCCTATCTCGGAACGGGGGACCGCCTTTGCGTGCGGTACAAGTACACGAAGGACCAAACCGTCCAAGCATGGCTTGACGCCATCTTGAATGAGAAGACGGACGCGGGAGAAGACCAAGCGAAGATTGGCGAAATGGTGGTAAGGCTTGGCGTGTTCATAAGCCTTCTTGCCCGCGATGAAGATTTGATAACGCCTATCGTGCTGGCGAAGGATCGGGCCAAGTATGACGCGGCCACGGACGAAGCCACCAAGCGGACGATTGAAGAACGGGCCGCAAGGCGAGCGGGACGCGGCTTTGACCTTGGCAAGCAGCTTCAACTTGAACGGGACACTTCACCGCATTGGCGGAACCCGCATCCTTGCTTGTTCTGGACGGGGAAAGGCGGGTCCACACCACTTATCAAGATGCGAAGCGGGGCGGTCATTCAAAGGACGAAGATGGCGGAAGTCCCCACGGGCTACCTTGGTCCCGAATTGCCGGACGAAGATGAACCTTCGCCACCCATCGCGGATTGAACCCGCTTTTCCATTTCGCTTCGGTTGGGGCTAGGTGGCAAGCGTTCCAATAGATAGTTGGCCAAGTCCTTCGCTACTTGGATGGGGTCCGCGTAGATTTCTGATCCTGAATACCGCAACACGTCAAACCCATTGGAACGCAAAAGGCGGTCCCGCTTGCGGTCATTGACGAAGGCTTCCTTCGTGTTGTGGAATTGGAACCCGTCAAACTCCACGGCCACGCGGTAGGAAGGATAGGCCGGGACGAAGGCAAGTAGGTCCACGCGGATGGACTTGCCATTGACGCGGATTTCAGGGAAGGCCGCTTGAACGAAGGCGAAGATGGAATAGCGAATATCGAAGTGTTCCACGGCTAAGCAAGTGGACGGGAAGCCTTCGTCAACTTCGCCAATCCGGACGCCTTCTTCCGCGTAGTCCATGAATTCCGCGAAGGCGGCTTGGCGGTCAACGCCTTTCACTTCCATAACCGCGGACATGTACATGTCCATGATTTCCTTCGCCTCTTGGAAGTTGTCCCGCATCCCTTGAATGTCCTTCGGGGCATCTTCACTTGGGCTTTGAAGGATCAACCTACCGGGTGACATGGAAGCAAAACATGTCACCAAAGTATTCAGGAACATGACTTCAATTTCGGATTCGGCATGGCCAAAGACAACGTCAATACTTTGACGTTGAACCGTACCGATGATTTCGGCCAACACGTCATTGAAGTTATCGTGGCCGGTTGGGTTCGGTACGTCACCCGCCACGGAACGGGCAAGCCCGTCCGCGAAAATATACATGGCTTCGCGGTTCAAAAGCGTTTCACGGAACATTTCCATTTCATTCATCGTGGTTTCCCTTCGTCCGCATCATACGGGTTGAAGGGACCGCTTTGAACCTAGGACATACCTTTGCCAATCCGTGAATTTTATTGGGGAGAACAGGAACGCGATTTGGACACCCTTGGTTGGACACCCCCTTCCCGTTTTTTGGGGAAAGAAGGGTGTCCAAACGGAAGAGGTCAATCAAGGGTTCCAAGGTCTTCCCGCTTCAACAAGCGGACCGCCCAACGAACATCGGTAACGGTGGACCTTCGCCTTCGCTCCGCGGGGGACCATCCCCTTTGGATTTCTTCACAAGCGGCCCGTATCTCTTCCTTGGTGGGCCGGTAGATCGGGGTGGCCACCTTCACCTTCTTCTTCACGCGGGGTGGGGCCGGTGGTGGCGTTGGTTGATCCTTCGGACCTTCACTTACCACGCGGGTCCATGACCGTTTGCAATGGTTGCAAATGCGAACCACGCTAATCGTCACCCACGCTTTACCACGGAAGACGAAGTCATTGGTGTCCGTTCTTGTTTCGCGGTACGCGGCACAACTACACCACGGGCAACGCGGGGGTTCCGCCGCGGCCACAAGAGAAGGTGAAGCCTTCGCCACGCGGCGGGCTTTGAATTTGGCTTTGATGCGGGCTAGGTCTTCGTTCATGCGGTTCCCGTTCGTGGACTATCGAAACGGAAAAACCACCTTGGGTAGTTGCGGATACCCAAGGTGGTCCGAAGGAAGGAACCGTGGCTAGTGCTAGTAACCGCGGAACCCTTTGAAGATGATTAGGCCCCCGCGGAACGGACGGCCCCGCGGTGGTCGATTTGGCAGACACCGAAGTCCAGATAGCCACGCATGGCCACGCCTAGGACGTTGAAGGCCCAAGGCGTCATCACGTTCAAGGTCCACAACACCAATGACTTCCCAACCGGTGGCCGGTGGCATCATGCGGACGGGCTTGGGCGGTTTGTGTTTGGTCTTGGTCTTCATGGTTCACCTTGTTCCCAAAACGTGATTTTTATTGTGCGGCGAAAGCCGTGATGCGTCTTCGCTTGATAGGCGGTCTTGGATCAACCCTTGAAGCTGCTTGGCGGTAAGGCCGTGGGGCCTAGACTTCGCCACTTCTTCCGCCAAGGCGTAAATACGGTTCATGGCTTCCGATATTTCGGAAGGGGCATTCCAACCGATTTGGGTTCCTAGTTCCGATAGTCCGAATTGATAACCCTTCAAGAACAAGGCCGCTTCACGGATGGTCATTGGTTCGGTGGTCATGGTTGTCCTTTCAACTTAGTTCGCTTAGTTCGCATAATTCGCAATGCTAGGAAGTGGCAAACATAATTCGCTTACTTAGCTTCTTTCGCAACGCATGACCAAAGGAACGCGGAACGGCCCTTCGTCTTCTTCTTGGTGGCGGTGATACGGTTCATGCCTTCAAGCAACTTCAATGCGGACTTGATACTTTCGCTTGATTCGTGATTACCAAGTTGGTGGTGAAGGTCCGTTTGTGTCTTGGGGCCTTCTTCAAGCAACCGATAGATGCGGTCCGCCAAGTCATCCCCCGTGGATTCACCGAAGATGGCCGTGGCGGATTGGTCGCAATATCCCCAAATGCCAAGGGCAGCTTCCAAATGCTGTTTGCCGATGGTCTTGGACCGATCCACCAACGCATAGATAAGACTAAGGCGAAGGACCAACACTTCCGCACGGGAAAGAACCGCACCGGTTAGACCGGGCTTCCCTTCGCTTAACGCTTCATAGACGTTGTGCCACAAGCGCGTGGCGTCTTCGTCACGCTTGAATTGCCGCGGGAACGAATACGTCAACATCTTCTTCAACGCGGTGGCCAAGCGGACCATTTCCGCGTCCGGTGGCGTGGCCCCATCGGGCAAGGTCTTGGACCGTTCCACCAAGAAGTAAAGAAAGCGGTTGGCAAAGCCATTTGCCATTTGCGTTTGGTTCAATTGCCGGTGTAACTCTTCTTGCGTGATATGGCCGATGATGCCGATATGGGCATTGCTGGCGGTCAACGGGTCATTCCGCGTGAGAACCGATAGTTCCCCATCATCGAAGGCTTGGCGGATGACGCATGACAACGTGTTGCGGTCACGGTTGGCTTGGATCAAGACGTTGGCGAATTCCGGTTCAATGACCATCAACCGCTTATCCACCGCGGGCTTGTCGTCATCTTCGTCTTCGTCATCAATGTCACGGTCACGGACGCGGTTGATTAAGCCTTCCCCACTTGAAAGACCGGACACCACTTGGCTATCCAACCAATCGGGAACCGCCAGCTTAAATAGATGTTTGATCGAACCCCAACTTGTACCCTTACGGCCCTTGGACGTTTTGCCCACCAACAACGCATTCACGCGGGGACAATGGCGGTCATGTTGGACAAGGAAATGCGGGGCCGATCCCGCGATAATGCCTACGCCAACCAGTAGGTGGGCAAGGACCGCCGCGGGGCTTGCTTCGGTGTATGGGTCAAGCGTGTGAAGAATGTCACCAACTAGGCCGTGGTAGGCTGCATCGGGAAGTTGGGGTATGTCATGCGAATTAAGCGAAGTTAGCGAATTAAGTTGGGGGTCCGATGGTTCATACTTCACCACGCTTTGAGCGATGCCGCGTAGCTCGGATTCGGCAAGCGGTGGTATGCATCGCTTGGCGTTGTCTTCCTTCAACGCGGCATAGATGGCTTCTTCCGTTGATCCCTTTCGCCGCATGGCCCCGGCCATACTTGTCAACATTGCGTTGCGTGAACCATCGGGGATGGCGTGGCCGTTGACAGTCTTCAAAGGCTTGGGTGGCTTCTTCCGCGGCGGGGACCATTCACCGGTGGCCTTCACCAATGCTTTCAACTTGGCCGCGGTTCCACCTTTGTCAAACCAATCGGATACGTCACCTTTATCCGGAAGGCCGGGAAGGTTTAGAACCTTCACGGACGCGGCCACGGAATGAAGGGACGTGGCCACTTGTTCCGCGTGGTGTTGGCCGGGGTCATCATTGTCCGGAAGGATGACGACGCAACGGCCTTCAAGGTGTTGGTTGTATTCGTCTTTCCACTTTCCGGCCCCGCCTACGTTGCAAGTGGCAATGAAGCCTTCATCCGCCATGCGGTCCGCGTCCTTCTCGCCTTCCACTACGAAGACGGGCTTGGATGCGTCCGCTTCGATCAATTCAGGAAGGCGATACGGAACACGTTGAACCCCGTCCATGTTGTTCGCCCAACCTTCACCATCGGGGCGACGTTGGCGGAAGGTCTTGGGTTCATAGCGTAACGCTTGGTAAATTACTTCCCCGTCTTCGTCACGATAGTCATAAGTGGCGACTAGACGCGGGGCATGATTGCTTGTCCCAGTCGAGCACCATCGCCGGCGTGTCATCCGGCTCGCTGTCAAACTGCTGCTCGTTGAGATCAACGATGGAAAACCCTCGGCGACGGATCGTGCGGAGGGATTCGCCTGTGGCGCGAGCCACTTCACGGTCGAGATCGTGTTGAAAAACGGGCATAGTAAGTACTCCAAAGGAAACAGGGTCAAGAAACGAAAACAGCCCCCGGTGCGCAGCGAGTGCGCACTGGGGGCCTGGAAAAACAATTCACAAGAATCAAAGAGGCTGAGAACAGGCTCACTTACGTTTGAGTTCTGACGCCACCTCGTCGTGGACGCACGTCATCCAGCTTGCCGGTGACGTGATTGTTCGACGCGCCACTGCCAGGACATCGGTTCTTAGACCAGCCGATTCACCATCAGCCAGGACTCCTCCGCGGAAAGTGCCTCGCTGCGCGACACAAACGGCCCGAGCGTGGGACCGTTGACGGGCGACAGATCGGCGTGCCAACAGCCATCCGCATCCGGCTCCACATGCGAAGCACGGTGGATGGTCAGCGGACCTAAGTTGC